GAGAGCGTTAAATGAAAAATTAGCTCCCGCGCTTTGAATAGCGGTACCACTACTTGCCGCACCGCTGGCACCGCCAAAAAGACTACCGAACAACCCACCCGCTCCGCCGCCAAATGACGCCATAATTGCTTTGGTGATTAACGCCTGTGTTGCCATCTGGATCAGCGTCTTAATCACCGTTTCGCCCAGGGAAGAGAAAATATTAGACATCCCATCTTTAAAAGAAGCAGCGCCTGTCAGGACGTTTGTCAGGTTGTTGGAGATAGAGTTTGTGGTGGCATCCAGAATCTCGCTGGTTGCAGTGGCAGCCATTGAACTCAGATCAGAAGCCTGATCGGCATAGTTCATCAGGGAATCGCTGATTCCCGCGCGCCAGTCTGACTGCTGTTCATCGGTTTTTTTGTAATACCCCTCCTGTATATCCAGGCGTTCGGCAAGCGCCGTTTTAAGCGCTTCCGTTTGCTTTTTATACAGGTCTTCGGAAATCTGCCCACGACTGAAATCACGCTGTAAATCACGCTGCTGCCTGAGAAAATCAGCGCGAATATCCGCCATTTGCTTCATTCGGTCACGGGCTTTATCCCCCTGTCCCGCACCGAGGAAATCGATATTCCCCCTTTCCCGGGCGGCAGCATTACTGTCGGCCAGACCTTCGCGGAATGTTTTTAACTGTTCAGCGATATTTTTCTGATCAATAAGCGCCGCATTGTGCAGCAACGTTTCCTTTTTGGATTTTTCAAGCGAAGATAATTCCCCCTGAGTAACCTGATATTTCATCTTTGCCAGTTCAGTGTTTTGGCTGGAAAGAGCAATTTGCTCCCGTTGCTGTTTAATCAGCCGGGTATAGGTATCTTCGGTTTTCTCCGCCTCGGTTTTCCCATGCCTTCCTTTTGGCTTGGGTTTATTTTCCTGGTTGTTTCTCCATTCATTCAGACCGTTATTAATCAACTCCTGCCGTCCGGTCTGAAACTGAGGATCGTTAGTTAACCCAAGGTCATCCGCAGCGTAACCCAGTCGTGCGCGTTCTTTGTCCTCACCTTTGAGTTTTGAAAGCGCCAGGTCACGGCGGCTTTTTTCCAGTGCAGCCGTTTGCTGGGTTGTCAGGTCTACCTGTGGTAAGCGTACTGGTGCGTTTACCAGCCCCTGCCGGGCCATGAGAAGATTATTTCCGAGACCCAGAAGACGGTTAAATTCCGTATGCTCACCGTTCATCATTAATAACGATTGATAAGCTGAATTTTGTTCTGCAGCCTGCTGCCGGATTAATGCTATTCGCCTGTTCTCTATCCCCTCCAGTACCGACTGGATCGACTCAGACTTAGCCTGCATCTGAGCTAACCTCTCCTGTTCAACGGCAAGAGCGGAAGTCGCTTCTTCCAGACCACGGGTGACCGCTTCGACCGAAGTCAGGTGGTTTATCATGAAACCGCCACTGGTTGTTGGTCCGGGGTTAGACAGGACATACTGATAGCCCGCGATCTCTTCCTTCAGGCTTTTTACTTTTGATGTTTGGGCATCAACAAGACGGTTTTGCTCATCCAGCGCCTGACGGGTTTTGTTCTCATTATCAGAAACTTCGGGCAGGGACATTGATTTTGTCTTTTCACGGACTGCATCAATGGTGTTTGCATATTCCTGAGCGGATAATCTGGCCTGTTCCTGATTCTGGTACATCGTGTACCAGGCACCGGCACCAAGCAGAACCAGCCCTGGAATACCGCCAACGAGGCTTAATGCTCCCCCCATGAGCCGCGAACCTACAGCAGTAACCGAGTTCAGCGCAGTCTGAGCGGATACTCTGGCCTGAATATTACGGTTAAGTGCATCCTGCGCCAGTGAGAGCCGTTTTTCTGCGGCGGCCTGCGCGTCTGTACCCCGCGCCGCTGCCAGTGCCTGCTGCGCACGATAAACTGCAGCACGCGCGCGAGCTGTCGAAACCTGCGTCCCTCTGACCTGGGCTTCAGCTAAAGCTACTTCACTTTTTGCAGCGTTAATAATCCCAGCCGTCGCAGAGCTGGCACCAAGAGCCATATTTCCCAAATATCGGGCTGCGCCAACGGCAACAAGTGCTCCGGCAGCAGTGGCGACCTGATCAATATTGTTGGCTACGCCATCAAGTAATCCGGTCAGGGTATTTGTGGCGCCACTCGCTTCATTAGCTCCACCAACCCATTGCATAAAAGCGTTTTCAACTTTAGTTGCCGACAATGAAACGGTCTGCGGCAACTCACCATATTCATTCCGGAGCTTACCAAGCTGGCTGATAAGGGCTGGCACTACTTTATCAATGGTTAACTGCCCCTGATCCGCCATAGATTTTAGGTCCTTACGCGCAACTCCCATACCTGCCGCAAGCGCCCGTATAACCCTGTCGCCGCTCTCGTTGACGGCATTGAATTCTTCGCCCCTCAGCACACCCTGCGCAAGAGCCTGGCTAAACTGAGTGATGACCGAACTGGACTCCTGAGCATTCGCGCCAGAAAGTTTTAACCCAGTAGAAATAGCCTCAGTAATATCCAGAACCTGGCTGGAGCTGTAACCATATTCCCGCATTGAGGCTGCTGAACGGGAAAATAAATTAGCGTTGTCAGAAAAAGATGTGCCCGTTTTCTGACTGATATCCATCAGCTGTTTTTGAGAGCTGGTAAAATCATCAGTTGATTGAGATGCCTGTTTTAGGCGGGCGTTTACTGAATTCCATTCATCAGCCAGGGATATTAAATGCCCCGTAGCAAAAGCTCCAGCAAATGCCCCGGTTAATCCCAGTGCGGTAGCCTTTGCTGACTCCATCTGGTCAGTTAGCTCAGCAACAGAACGGCGAGTTTCCCGAACTGAAGCCGCAGCCTGCCTGCCGCCATTCTGCATTGTCTTATAATAATCAGCCCCCATACGTGACGCGCGGGCTATCTCGGTCTGGAATGACTGAGAGTTAGCAGAAACTTTAATGATAAGTTCACGCAGGGTTGCCATTTCATTTCCTCAGAAACAAAAAACCCCACATTGTGGGGCTTTTTATGATTTTAATATTATTAAATTAAACCAGCTTTTTTCCTTGCTTCTTCCAGATAATCTTTTTCTGGTTCCTCTTTTTTATGAGCAAGTGCAATCAGAAGATCAATTTGAGCACTTTGCTTTTCAGAGATTTCTTTAAGCATAGCGATCTGATCATTAGCTCTTACGCTTCCTCTGTTCAGGAAATACCAGATAACAAGATCAATAAGGCGAGCAAAAACAAATAATAATATCCAGCCAGTAGTAGTCATTTAAAGCACTCCGTGTGTCAAAAAAAAACAACATAACACCTGTTATGAGTGGCAACCACACGAATTATTACTGGCTATGCTGACGCAGCCAGCAGCGCCGCTTCCAGCCCTGCAAAGGGATCGCCGCTGTCGCTTACCTCATCCTCTACTGTGCCCCACTGAAGCTGAGCATCTTCAATGGTGACTTTACCGCCCTGCGCTCCGTAAACCGCAGATACCAGCTGAGCATTGAGAATATCGCCGCGAATATCGCCGATTGGGCTGATACGGTCGTATTCAGCCCACATCCGGAATTCGCCGACTGTCATGGTTTGTCGCAGTTCGCCCAGCGTGCGGCCCATCCGGAGCGCCAGCGCCATCAGGAACTGCATGCCAGGCATTTTTACTTTGCTTTAGCATCATCCGCGTCACGAATGAGATCAAGTGCCTGCTTCAACAGCCGGGAATGCACAGGGCCATAGATCGCTTCAACCTGTTCGGTGTCATCGACAGTAAAGACGGGCTGCAGGTCGGTATCCAGCAGAATATCGATGAAAAGCGTGACGTCGGCCCGCATCGTGCGGAAGGCTCGTTCTGAAGGGGTCAGTTCTGGTACCTCCTGGGGCTCCTGCCCTTCCGGTAGTTTGGGTGGTTCTGGGCTGGCAATGCCCTGCCAGCGAATCCAGGCTTCTGCTGATGGCTCACGAATGATGACTTTGGCGTTATCCCACTCCGGAACGGAGACTTCTTTTTTACGAAAGCCCGCCATCGGTGCAAGTGCCAGTGCTTTAAGACTCGGTTTTGACATTTAGTTTATCGCCGGTCGCCCGGCGCTCCGTTAATTAACGGTGACGGTGCAATCAGAAGAGGTGATCACAGTGCCATCGGCATCAGTAACCACGCAGGAATAAACCCCGGCATCACCGGATACAGCGCTGGCTTTCGTAAACGTTGCGCTAGTCTGGCCGCTGACCGTCGAGGTACCCTTTTTCCAGACGTAGGTATAAGGTGCCGTACCACCCTGGACGACTACGCCCATAGTCAGGGAGCTTCCTGCCGCGACCGTTTGGGACGCCGGAAGGTCAGTAGCAAACGACAGAACTCCTGGGGCGTTAATATTGGTCGGTTTACCTTTCAGACGCAGCGAGAACGTTGCCGCAACAACACCGTTGGTTTGAGAATCCCAAGTGTGCTGACGTACCTCAGCTCGCATCAGGAATCCATTACCAGACGGGAAAATAACCTTAAATCCATAAACCCCGTCGTTATCGTATGCTGCACGAAGTGCATCCTGCGCCGGGTTGCGGTAGAAGTTACCGGAAAGTGACATTTCAGACGGAGCAGGAAGGCCGTTGATATTTTCCGTTTCATCCGAACAGAGCACTGTCACGTCAATATCGTTTTTCTGACCAGCGGTAAAGCTGGCCTGTTTGATAGTGCAACTCAGGTTTAACCAGGTTGCCGTATCCAGCTCTGCCGCAGTGACCGGCACAGAGGTAATCATTACTACCGTTTTTTGGGCACGTTCAAATAGTGCTGACATCGCAGCCTCCATAAATGAAAAAACCGCCAGCGGCGGTCGGATTGGATTGGTTTTTGTCAGGCAATAACCGTTATTTCGAGAGTTGCCCGATGAAGATGGGTTGTCGTGTCGTAGCCAGGAATTTTTGTCACCTCGACAGGTGAAAGAACCTGCAGGCGAGCCAGGGCGTCCAGGCGTAACGCTCTGGCTTCGTCATTCGTTTCAGCCCATACATCAACCTGAATGCGCAGTGTCGACTCTGCCTGGCCGCAGAAAACATCCCCGGCAACATCAGTCGGTATCGAGAAAATGACATAGGGAGTGGAAACTGCAGGAAGTCCGTCGCTGCCTAGCGGCACCACATACGGATAAACCCGCCCATCTGCCAGCGACGACAGCAGGTCATAGAGATCATCCTCTGTCATTTTGATAACACCTCATCGATAGCCTGATTCATCCGCTGTATCGCCACCTGCGTAGCTTCTTCCATGCGGGTATCAAAGGCAGGGCGAACAAACGGATGTGCTGGTGCCGTAGATGTTCCCAGCTCCACGAAGCGCCAGTAAAATGCATTCCGCTTGTTGCTGGCCTTCATGGTGTTGTCGCTGTTTCCTGTTCGCGGGTTAACGCCACGAATATGCACCCCCGATGAGATTTCACCGCGACGGCGGCTTTTCTGGGTGACGACAACAACGTTTTTCTTCAATTTGCCGGTTTTCTCCGGAGCGCGATCAATAACCTCCTCGCGTAGCAATTCGGCACCAGCACGGGTCGACTCCCGGAGAACTTTATTATTTTCGGCCTTGCTGAGCGTTTGCAGATCGCGGGCAATATCCTGCAGCCCGGAAAAATCCAGATTCACATCAATCATTTTTCGGTCCCCTGTTTGCAGAGAATTTCCAGCCGGGTACCTTTGATATCCGGAACCGGAGGCCCAGTGACATTCAGGACCGCATCTTTGTATGGGCCATTCAGTACTTTCAAACGGGAAGAAGCTGAGATGTCTGTACGAAAACGCACCCAGACGCGAATGGTGGCATCAGCACGCTCAACGCCAGCGGCTAACAGCTCCCTACCGCTGATCCCTTTAACCTCGGCCCAGATAGTTTTTCCATCAGCCCAGCTTTCTACCGGCTGGCCGGAAGGTGTTTTTGATATTGTGAAGTTCTGAATAGTGACGCGATGCCGTAATCGTCCTGCCTGCATAATTCCTCCTAGAGCGGAATATAGCGGTACGGCTCTATCAGCGATGTAAAGCCAAATGGGATGCTGGTTTTTGCTGCGTCTGACGACTCTTCTCTGTTTTCATACCAGTGCCCGACAAGCAGCATCAGCGCCAGGAGGATGTCGTCAGCAATCACCAGCCCGTCAGGATCAGTTTCCGGCACTTCTTCTTCATAAAGATGGCGGTTGATGAAGTTCTCCGCCTTTCGGCGCGCGGCACCATAATAGAGCGTTAGCACCTCATCTTCCGTGGTGTCGTAGATATCGATCCGACACTGCGCCCGCAACATCTCAATCGTTGTGCTCATGTGTTTTCCCTGGCCCGCAGCGAACTGCGGGCATAAAAAAACCGCCGGAGCGGTGGAGGTTGAAGCTGATTATTGCCTTAGCCGCCAGATGCCGGTTTGCCCACCAGCGCCTTAATCGCGCCAGTATCTTCAAGCACACAGTCGAAGCGATGGAAGGCCAGGAAGCCAGTCTGATCATACTCTGCGTAACGCTCAACCAGCCGTTTCAACGTCATGTAAGTGACACGACGAACGATAAAGCGGTTAAAATCGCCGAAGTAGGCAAATTTGGCACCAGCCGCGATATCAGGAATAGCCTGGTCAACGACATACGGCACCTGCAGAACAGTAGCAGGTGCGCCACCGATAATGTTCGGCAACCAGAGCGGGCGGCCCTGTCCATCCTCCATTTCCTCCACCAGCTGCAACGTTGCATCGTTAAAGGCCCAGCGCACCTTTGGACCGTTACGATATGCCGGGTCGACAGAGTGCTTCAGTGCGTTCAGCTCTTTCCAGGTAAAGGTGGTCGCTGCTGCGGTATTTTTGGTGCCAGTTACCGACGCAGCCAGCCCTTTAGGCTGCAGCGGGGTGCCGGTGCCGGTCCCTAATACCAGATACTTCGCTTCACCACGTCCGATGCGAGTGGCGATACGCGCGGCAAGGAACGCCTCGATATCTACGCCGCTGTCCTGGAGCAGTTCATTGGATACGCGAATGATTTTAGAGGACAGTTTTTTAGCCCCCAGCGTTGCACCGCCGAAAGACACGTCTTCTTCACTGGTTTCAGTGTTTTCGCCAAGCAGTTCACCTTCTTCAGTGGTACCGTCAGAGGTCGCCCAGTCAATGTCCTGGCCGTTGGCGGTATTCAGAATTTGCGCCACACTGGCAATTCCACCGTAATCTTTCAGTGCTTCGACGATCTTATTGCGGAACTGGGTTGGTACGGTGTAACCCCCTTTTTCATCCGGCGTCGTGCCCTGAGCACGCAGCTCCTTTAAAGCCTGGCGTTCTTCAGCGCTCATCTCGCCAAGACCACGGCGCAAAAACGCATTAAACGCCGCAGCACGACGTTCATTAGCCTGTGCTTCCGGGTTTGCTGGATCACGATTCTGCTGCTGGCGCTGTTCCGGCTCGTTTTCGTGGATATAGTCCTGATCCTGGCGGCGCAGTTCCTCTTCGCGTGCAATACGCTCATCAAGGGCGTCAAGCTCCGATTTTGCAGCGTTCCACTGAGTACGCTGTTCATCGGTCCAGGGGGTATCACCAATTTTGTCATGCAGGGCACGCATATCTTTGGCGATGGTGTTACGTTTTTGCTTCATTTCATGCAGTTTCATGATTTTTCCTTACGCGTTAAGAAGGGTCAGCAGGCGCTCACGCGCCATTCGTTGATTAATGGCGTTCTTTAGCGCACCGCTGTCGCGCGCCTCCTGCCAGGCTTTCATCGATCGGACGCCGGAGTCGGCCTCCTGATATGCGGGATAAGTCACCGGACTGACATCAAACAGCCGGGAAAACTTTGATATTTCACGAATAACGATCCCTTCATCGTCCTGGTACCAATTTTCACCGTCATGGGATACCCGGAAGGCAAAAGATGACTGGTTAATGTCACCGCGCATCATCGGCGCCAGCACCAGATCGCGGATAGTTTGCGTATCCGGCGCTGTAATGTCGTAACGCAGGCCGCGCTCATCGACAGACAGGGATAGCGTCCCGGCAGCGCTCCGTCCGAGAATAAAGTTGGGGTCATGGTTAAACAGCCCGCGGACATCATCATTCAGCACATCGTCAAATGCTCCGGGCTTGATGATTTCACGGAATCCCCATAGGGGTTCAGAACGGCTGTTGAACACCGAGCCATAGCCCAGAATGCGGGTAGGTTCATCGGTGCGTTGCTCGGCTCTGACCTCCCCGCTGTAACAGCGCGTTTCACGGTCATTCATTGGGCTTTTCCTCGTCGGTTTTAGGTGCCTTAAAATCGTCTGCGGGGTTCGCGGCGTTAACGCTTACCAGCATTTCATCCAGGCCATCTACCGGATTCATGTCTTCGAAGGCTCGCGCTTCATTGCGGCTCATCCAGCCATCAGTGATCGCAAAGTGGTAGAACTGGGCACGTTCCTGCGGGGTCCCGCGTAGCAGGCCTGTCAGGTTAAACCTGACGTAATATCCGGCAGCCAGTTCAGCACGGGTGAACAGGCGGCGATTGAGTTCCTGTTCCCAGTTCGTTACCCACGGCATGATCGTGTATCGGACAAACTGAATGGCCTGCTGCGTAATATTTGAGAAAGTGGCTTTTTCGAGATCGTTAATCATGTGCGCCGGTACATTAAATATCCCGGCAATCATCGACCGGTTCAGCTTCGACATATCAATGATCTGGGCATCAACCGGGGAAACGGTGAGCGCTTTGTAATCCAGCTCTGCCGGGAGAAGCATTGTTTTATTCTCCTGGCTGCGCAAAGCAGCTGTAGCTTTTTGCCACATGCTTTTTAAACGCCCCCAGCTATCTTCATTCAGCTGGTTTTTCACCGAAATAATGCCAGCGGGTCGCGCATTACCGTTGAAGAATGAACTGGTATAAGCCTGCCCGCTCATCCCCATGCCTATCGTCTCGGCATGCTGCATAATTGGGCTAAGCCCCATTTTCTGGTTGTTACCCAGCGCCCGGATATGCACCATATCGTCGGGATTGACGGCAAACGCCCCCTCTTCGTTGTAAACGCCATAGGTATACCGACCACCCGTGTTAAGCAGTGTCGTTTCCCAGGGCATGCAGCATTCCAGCCCGGAAACTTCACCACGACGGGAACGCTTCACCCAGGTGTAACCATTCCCCCAGCCCAAAATATGACGCTGTTTTAACTCACGCCACTTATAGCTGGTCTGCCACATATTCGGCTCATCGTGAACCAGGTAAAACACAGGGTGATCGCGGGCAGCTTCAACCTTGTTATTGGTTTTCCGCATAACATGCAGAGGCATCTGAGCGATATTCGAAGAGATAACGTAAATACAGGCATACACCGCAGCCAGCTTCATCGCCGTTTGCGGGCTGACAAATACGTCTCGGGCAAACACGTTATCGGTTTCAGCCGATTCACTCGTGATCGGCGTGGCCGGATTTTCCAGTGGTTCACTGCGAAAAAGAGCATCAAGCAGCATTATTCCCCCTCATTGCCGCTAACAGCGCATAAATGAGTAGCAGGGTTCCCGACATCATCAGAGACATCGCCAGACCGAACTGGAGATACACGCCTGCAGCAAGCGAACCGAACCCGGTAAGCCCGATAACATCAGTGATTAGAGTTTTCATAGAAGTAAAAGGTCTTCGTCAGGATCGATAGTGGACAGGAAGTCAACTTCACCACCACCGTTAACAAGCAAGCGACTCATCGCAATAAACATCGCGACAGGACCGTCAATTTTGTTTTCAGGCGTGGCCTTGTTGGGGAAAATATTCTCGTTTTTGTCTGGTTTGACAGTGACGTTTGACATCATCCATGTCATCACTGGATTGCCATCGTGATGAAAACGCCCGGCGTAAATTTTCGCCTCGACTTCCTTCATTGCTTCAGACAGGTTTTTAACCGTCTGAGGGACTTCAACAATTGGTACACCTTCAGCTGCTACCGACAAAGCAAACTGAGTGGCACTCCACGGGTCGTATGCAAACTCGTTCAGCGAGTCACCTCGCGCCCATTCGATCGTTTCCTCTTTAATTACTGCATGGTCAACGACATCGCCATCGGTAAACTCAAGGAATCCAGCGAGATTCCATTTTCTGTAAAGGTCCGCCTGCTGCTTGGAACAGGCTTCCAGCCGACCTTCAGGTATCCAGAATCTGGAGCGGACATAAACATCGCCATTTGGAGCAAGCCAGACTTTAACTGCAGCTGAAATATCAATTTTGTTGGAAAGGTCAACGCCGAGCCACATTGACCAGTTGGCTGAAGTGGAGTCGTCCCAGTCGTCACGGCATTTTTCCCAGCGCGCCATATCCATCCATGCTTTTTCACCTTGCACCCAGATATTGAGATGCTTGGTAAAAAAACCGACACGCGCCGCCACCTGCTCTTTCGCCTTTTTAGCCAGACGGCGCATATCGTCCCAACGCTTACATATCCCCAGGCCGGGATTTGCTTTCGGCCAGTTTGCCTCGTCGAAAGGATCGTCCCCCTCATCCAGGGTATAAATCAGCGCAAAATAGCTGTCATCCTTAATTGAAAGCGGGTCAGGGTTATCAAAGTTCTTCAGAACCTTGATTGCATAATCACGTTGCTCGTAGCAGATACCTTCCTTATTAAAACCCGCAGTGGTGATTGCAAAAATAAGGGACTGCAGGCGCGCACCGGTCGCTGTTTCCAGAACTTCCCAGACGTCACGGGTTTTATGTGCGTGCAGCTCATCAACGATCCCGCAGTGAATATTAAGGCCGTCGAGGTTATTCGCATCACTGGCTACAGGTTCGAATTTTGAGCCCGTCCGCTCCTGGTGAATATTCAGCTTGTTACTACCAAACAACCGGCCCAGTGTTTTAGGAGCCAGCTTAATCATGCGCTTCGCATCATCAAACACGATGCGGGCCTGGTCCCTGGTTGTTGCTGCGGAATAAACCTCAGAACCACCCTCACCGTCGGCACCAGTCATATAAAGCCCGATGCCAGACGAAAGCGTTGATTTTGCATTTTTACGCGCTACTTCGTCATAGGCGGTACGAAAGCGACGCACAAACATGGGGTCGCCATCGTCGTCAAGAATGCTCTCAAACGTTATTTCATCTATCAGCGGGACGACAAACCCGAAAAGGTTAATCAGGATGAAGGTGTGCCAGTCCATCAACTCGATCGGCTTGCCGGTCAAGTGCCCCTTCACATGGGGGACGAAGTTATAAAAATCGAGAACGTGCTGGGCGCGGCCTTCATCAAAATAAACACCGCGCTCCGGGCCGTGCTCTAAATCATGAAAGAACCGCTGGCACGCAAGACGCACCAGTTCGCCAGCAACGATATCGCCAGATACCACGCGCTCGGCGTAGCGGAATCCATCTGCAACGGTTGCCATTCATCATTTGCGCTTTTTAAGAAATTCTTCCAGTGGGTCGGCTTCTGCCGGGCCTTTTGCACCAACCTTTGATCGGCTGGCAGGTGTCATGCCGAATTCGCTCAGCATCGCTCTGATCCGTTTCCACGCGTCAGCCTTCATGACTGCTGCAGGGTGCGGTTTGATCATTCTGATTTCCCGCTCCCCTCCTTCGTCTGAATCATCTTCGCTGTAGACGGCATAGGTGTAACCTTCACGATCAAGCGTGTCGCAGTGATGCCGGTATTCAACATAGGCTTCTATCAACAACTCCAGCGCTTTAGCATCCAGCGTGGTCAACACGCCGACGGCATCAAGTTCCTCACCAATACGCTTGAACCAGTACTTACCCTGTTTATCGAAATGTTTCGGTATTGGGGGGACCCCTGACGGGGGTTTTGGCTCGTTCTTATTGATCGGGCGCTTGGATGGGTTCCCCTTCACTAAAGCCAGATGTGTCGGGGTTTTCGGTGGTCCTGGCATAATCGAAAACTCCTATTAATCATTGGATGGGGGACCCCAAAAAAAGTTTTCTAACCTGCGGCGGTGTGAAAAAAGGTTAGGCGGCGGTCCTTTTGGCCTTCGCCGTCAGGGATTTGACCCCGCCCCCCTATCTGCCTCGCCTCAAATGTGAATCGATATCATTTGATGCGTTCGCGCCCGGTTTTCGTTCGATGGCAGGGCCAGCACAGGCTTTCGAGGTTCGAATCGTCATCGGTACCCCCATGAGCCTTGGCCTTGATGTGGTCAACCGTCTTTGCTGCGACAGCTCGCCCGCTGCGAAGGCAGTTCTGACACAAGTGATTATCACGCTTAAGGATGCAGGCTCGTATGACGTCCCATTTGCTACCATAGCCACGCTCATGCCTGCTCTTACCCTGCTGATGCTGCTGCCAACCTTCATTGCGGTGCTTCTCGCAGTAGCCTGAGCGGTCGGTTGTTGTGCCTGCGCATCCACGCTTACGGCATGCACGGGGAATTAGTGCGGGCATCGTTTTAACTCCAAAAAAAAGCCCCGCATTTACAGGGCTATCTATTTATGAGATCAACGGAGTAGAGATATGGCATCAATTACTTCATGATCATCTAAGTCTCTGTCTGATGCGATATAATATTCTTCACGCCTCGCATTATTAGGGACTTGTACGACTAATATTGGCAAATCTGTAACCGCACCATCTGGATATTGTAGGCGAATCTCCCTGAGGTGAAGACCGACAGTAACCGTATATGGTTCTGCCCCATTGAAAAAGACAATAACTTTTCTCATCATAATGTTGGCCCTGATTCCAGTTTTAACCAGGTGACATTATCACAGGCACTCTGTGAATGCCTGCTGTAATGCCTTAACTGGACTACTCAGTCACGGTATCAAACAACGCCAGCGCCTCAGTCGCTTCCTGGATGGCCTTGCGGGTCTTCGAGACAATCTCACTTTCAGTGAAGACACGATCAAAAGAGTCAGCGAATAGCTCAGCTTTCAGATTGCTATCACCAACCCAGTCAATGGCCAGCTTGGCCGCTGCAGTGTCGTAGTTAACTTTCTTGATGATATCTAGGCGGATTTGCTCGGATGCGGTGATCTCTGACATGTCTTACCTCTGTGCGATGTGTAGAGCATTATCGAAGCCACTCGGTGAATGGCTCTTGTAATGTAGGTTGCTTAACTACTCACAGAAAAATGATTGACATCGATCACGCTTATGAAATAAGAGTAATCACCATTTATGAATGATAAGGAGGTGTCAATGTCGCACATAATTCTGCTAGTTGTGGCGGTTATACTTTTTGGCGTTGCAATTGGTTTTCTAATATCCTATTTACGGGACAGGCATAGCTTGGCGTCAATGTTCAAAAAGCGTAAATAACATCAAATTACGATGTCTGGTTACTACTTTTAGCCCACTAAGGGATATGGAATAACTTATCCCTTAGTGGGGTTAACAGTCAGCATCAGGCCGGGCGACTGCCCGGCATGCCCACATACAGGCTTCCTGCATTTTGGTGCGCGCGAGTGCCAGGCTGCGCATAGCTTCATCAATCTCCCGTGCCTGCTCAGCGCTTAACATTGCCGGTCCATTGCGGACAGCCAACAATTCACCTCGCTCTGTATCGAGCAGACTGCAAAAATGCCGGCTGACACCTTTGAGGCGGTTCATCCGCTCAATGTCGCCAGCGGTTAATGTGCGGTAGCCTTTTACAGTGCTGCCGTCCTGCGGTTTTGCTTCACTCATCTCGTAGCCTTTTCGGTTGATTGCGGGCAATTGGCCAGCACAGATTTGTTGTGTGCCAGAATGTCTCGCTTGGTCTGACGGTCCATCACGTCAATATCGTGTTCGGTCAGGTAGATGACCTTCACCCAGCTGCAGGCCGTATCAACGACTACCGGGGCGGGTAAACTTTTCGCACAGCTCCCGATCAACATCGTCATCAGGCATATGGCTAACAGTCTGCTGTACATCACTGGCCCCTTTCATGACTTCCGCCTTACGTTCTGCCGCGGCGACGGTGGCGGCGGCATTCTCTTCGGTACGCTGCTGATCGGCTTTGGCTTCTGCCTTACTGGTCCCGCGAGCGTGGCCAATACCGAACGCGCCAGCGAAAACCGCCAGCAAAGCAGTTGCCAGACCAATAATCATTTCAATGCCCATAGTGACCTCATACCAGTACAGATTTAGCTAGGTTAAACAGCGCTCGGCGTTTATCCAGACCGTTTCGACCACCGTTAATAAGCAGCGTTACACGCTCCACGTCGCCGGAATGAAGCAGGCAACCGTGGGAAACATAAAACCATGCGGCTGAACGCGCTGCGTAATCATCTCGCTCCAGCAGCTCAGGCTGGGTGACAAGTTCAAGCTTCAGCGCCAGTCCGCAGCTGCGATAGTTGCTCAGGCCCGTGACTTGTTTCAGACCGCGACCGCGATATTTCCAGCCATCACCGGCAACCTGATTACCGAGATTCTTTTTTCCCCACTCGCCCCCATACACCAGATTCGCGATTGCTCGCTGATTAGCTGGCTGCGTTGCCGTTCTGCCGAGTGCGGCGGCCTGCTGGGCGGTGATACGGTGTTTACCGAACGTAGGCACAAGGCTATCTGCTGAATAGTTCAGATTTTCCACCAGCCGGGCAAAGCCTCCGGACTCATGTCCCATCTGGGCAATGAACATTGCCTGATCGAGTGGAGCAGTGATGCCAAACTCTTTCATCGCGGCTGTAATATGCGGAAACCAGCGCGCAGCTAACCCGGCGCTAATACCAGCCGCCTTCTGGAATTGTGTTTGATTCATTAGTGCCTCAGTGCATCAACCAGACGCGCTATATTCCCCCTGAACCAGAGAACCGCGCCGCAGATAAGAATGTTTGCCAGTACCACCAGCCAGTGGGATGACTCGTACAAGCCAAACAGGAAACGGAAAGGGATGCTGGCATAAACCAGCACAGTGAAGTAAGCCATCAGCGATATCATGGGGCGGTGTCTTGACCCGTCGCGCCGGTAGAACATCAACGCCCCAACAATTACAGCGCATATCACCGCATTGACGATTGCGCTCGGATCACTTGTTACCATTGCTTGTCCCTCCTCCACGTAAGCGAGAGAGAATCCCAAACAGGCTACCCAGATCCTGACTGTTAACGAACGTCAGCAATTTAATGGCTATGGCTGCAACGATTACAGCACCGAGTGCATCAAGCGGCCTGTCACTGTACCCCGTCCACTTTGAGAAGTAAGACCCCAGCAGAGGAGCACCAATCACACCGAAGATGAATGAAGTTATGAAGTAGCCCACCAGCTTTAGGCGGCTGATATTTACCGCCGTAGCGACATAGAACACTGCCCCAGCGAACGCACCAAATACCACGCCATAATCAATGCCAGTTGCAAGGCCGAACATACTGGCCCCCATCAGCCCGCCAGCAGCTACCGTTGTTCCAGAAACAGGATCGGACATTTAGCCCCCTCTTATTGCTGTGAGTCCTCTCAGTGCGAGGGGAATAAAAAAAGGCCGCATCGCGGCCTTTCACTTGATTTTAAAAATTATTTATCAAAATATTCGTGGCATGCGAGTATAAATTTACTGGCTGCTTTTTGTAAATTTAAAATATCCTTTTGGGTTGCATGCACTTCTAGAACAGGACCCAATTTTAATTTTATCTCAGCCATGTGGCTTAGCAATACTTTACCGGCTTCGTTTGGTTTTACTAAAAGCATAAGGGCATTCTTACTCAGCTCTGCCTTATAAATATTTTCTTGTATATTTTCCGGCAGCTTCAGCTCAGATACTGGTGCAAGTCTTCTATTAATCAGCCCTTTTATCCATTCACTATACTCTATTGATATATAATGAACCGCCGTTACATAATCAGCAGCTGCCATCCTTATTTCTTCATTAATTTTTGTTTTAGCCTGCAATTTATTTTGATAAGTAGCAAGCTCATTATTGCTTCTTATTGCTTTATATGCAATCCAGGCAGGAATAGCACCCGCAATAATTGCTGATAATAATGTTTCCCATGAAAATGAGCTATCTACTACTACCGAAGGTAGCTTATCAATAGTCAAATGAGAAAATTGATAATTAGAAAATATTGTGCCTTCAACTTTTTCTAATGGGAAAGGTATTCCTAGCCAAGCCATAACGCCCCCTGAATCGATCTGGTGGGGCAAGCATAACAAATAACCCGCCTATGTTGGCGGGTTAATCTTTACTACTGCTCAATTCGCTTTAACGTCCCGAGCCTATCACAATTCAAGCAGTTTCTGGCTCACTTTGCAAGTGAAATCTGTCGCCATTTGTGCCGAATGCGTCACACATTGGTGCGTACAGCATCGATTCCGCTAAACTAAGCCACGTATCAACTCTGCGTCTACAGGTCATGAAACACCAGTCGGGATGCTTTTCATAGAGCTCTTCCGCTATGCGGCGTTTGCTCTTCCGTAACCGGTAATGCTCCACCAGCAGGTGATAAAGCTCTTTGTGACCACCCGTAATAAGGACTGCCCCCAGTACCTTATCAATCAGCAGTCCCTCATCGTCTGTGCAGAAGGCCAGGCCGCTTTTGTTTTTCCCCGCGAGTATTTCACGAAAAAACGCCTCAAGCTCTGGCTTCGAGATGCCAGACTTCTTCATCCGGCGTAATGCTTCGTTGATGGCTGTTTTAGTGACTTTCCCGGAGGCCAGTAACTGGTTAAACATATTGCCGCCACTACCGCCGCCGATGTAGGACCAGCGGCCCCACATACGCAGCTTCCCTTGTATCCAGATGCTTTCCAGAGTGCGGAGGCGAACCATTTCACCCTTTTTCCCAACTTCCGACGGATTAATCATAGGACATTCACCCCTTTTATCTGGCCCGTAATCATTTCGACGCTGTTGTTGCATTGGTTTCCCCAGCGGTCCCATCCTTTCCACTCTTCCCGAGCGAATAGTTCTATCCTTTTCACATCGCCGTATAATTGCTCCAGTCGGTTCCTTACTTCCCATGGTTTAGCGCTGTGCTCACCAAGACAGGTATGAACGACCTGTTTCACCGAAGCGCTGGCACGGGGTAGCCCGGTCCCCCTGGTGGCTATCAGCACATCTTCTGTATTGCTCCTGGTATGATTGCCGCCGTTCATGCGCGTCTCACGGTCCAGCATCTCTAGCAGATCATTGAAGTCCACCAGCTCACCGCTACTTAACGCCTTATTGAAGCGGTCAGCGGCATTCTGATTTAGTTTTACCCAGGTAAAGCCTTTCATCGTTCTGACCCGGAAACCCCATGATTCAGCCAGTTCTACAGCCTCGCGGTTATGGGTCCCCGTATACCACATCGCCAGTACGGCGTTATCAGCAGCCAGAGACCAGACAGGGAGCCGTTTCAGGTCTTCAATGCTCATTGTGCTGTAATGATTACAGGCCGCTCCATTGCTGATTCGGTTGCCGTATTCCCATGGCGGATCACAGTAGATAAGATCGTAATTCATGCGGCCCTCTGCTTTTTCAGTTCGCGAGTTTTACGGCGGTATTTAGCCGCTATGTTTTCCAGGTCTTCTTTTGAGTAATGCTTCGCTTCGTGTGGGCCTTCCAGCCATTCCACCAGCGGCAATCCATACCACTCGATCAGCGTTTCCCTGTAGCGGGCATGTACAGTGGCATTCTTTGCAGCGAACCGACCCGATCCACCATTACAGGCTTTGCACTGCCGGTAAGCATTCTTCTCTTCAAAGCGCAATTCAGGACGGGCGCCTACCCCCATGAAGTGACCGCAATCCCACTGGCCGCCGAAGATCATAGGTGGATGATAAGTGCCGCATGATGGGCATGGTTTCCCCTCGTCGCGTTCACGGATAAACGCATTAAAGGCTGACTGGGCTTTTTTGATGTAGTCACCACGAGTTAGCAGCGCCTTTTTGCGCATCTTCAGCTTGTCCTTCTGTTCCGCCTCCGCTTTTTTGGCTTTCAGCGCCCTGTTGTGGGCGATAGCGCAGAGCGTGCCACAAACCTTTTGCAGGTTGCGGGCCGGAGTGAAGGTTTCTCCGCAGCTGGCGCACTTCTTCGGTTTGTACGTTTTTACCTTTGCAGGCGCTGGTTTCTTCACTGTTTCATCCCCCGGTGAAATACCCACTCGAATACTTCTGAGCCGTTAAGCAGCAGATCATTAAAATCACCCTGCGCAGGCCAGCGCACGGAGACACTTTCCAGATCATTCTTCGCGTGCAGATTTGCCGCAGCGCATTCAAAAGCAGCGGCGTGACCTGCTGCGTTCGCGTCAGAGTCAGCAAAAATGATGAGGTTCTTTACACCGGCAGGAACGCGGAATTTCTTCATGAAGGCGGTATTCATCGTCGCCCAGGTGTTGCACTTCGTGATCTGGTGGCAGGCCAGAGCCGTTTCGATCCCTTCAGCAATTCCCAGCGTTGAGGATATTGGGAACATGCGAATAGCAACGGATTTGGCATACTCTAAATAGTTGTCCTCCTGCAGTTTCATCATCTTCTTGGCTGCGCCGCCTGTTTGCGCCTTCTTATCACCGTCAAGCAGGGTGCGGTGCAAATAACACAATTCCCCGCGGTCATCTGTCGCCAGCGCATAAATAGCCTGGAGGTTCTTTCCATCTACTGGCTGTTTATCGCAGTACTTGATGCTTTCTGCTGGGAGGGAGTTAATACCGCGCCCCTTCAGGTAGCTATCTGCACCGGTACCACGGAGAGGGATGAGCTTCGAAAACTTACGGCTGACTTTGTCACGTTGTTGCGCCAGAGAAGTACGCACCGGATTTACTCTGGTGCGATCCGAGGTGTAGGTGTTCCCGATCAGCCTGTCTATTTCCGAGGCCAGTACCTTAAACTCTTTGCCTGTCTTGGCAGTCAGCAATGCCCAGCCATCGCCAGAGCCACAAACGCAGATATATGACCCCGTGCCGTCTTTATCATCACAGCGAAATTTCCCTGTACGACCACAAAGAGGGCACTCTCCTTTGAGATGGTTTTTCCCGGTAATACCTGGGAGGCCATAGTATTTGTAAATTTCCGCCCAGCGACCAATCGCAGCTTGCTTGGTATTCATGCGGCATCTCCTTCTTTCTCTTTTCTCTTCGCAAAGGCGATCTGTTTTGATTTGATGAAATTCGTTACTTCAGGCGTGATCTGTTGCGGGGTGTGATGTAACCCCCGAGGCCATACTGAAAACTTTTGTTTGTAGGTATGCGCACACCAGCCATCACTGACCGGGCGTCCCTGCGCTGCACGGGTACGCTGGTAAAAAAGAATCTGAGACCACCAGGATTGCTTCTGCTCAACGGTATATTTGACTTCCGCTTTGCTTACCTTTTTCAGCCCACGGGATTTATCTGTTTCCACGTCTTCCCCGGCGAGCGGTTTAAAACCACATTTCGGGCAGATGTAAATCCCGGCTGGTTTGACGTAGTGGCACTGGCTGCATTCTTTCGGCAGCTTTTCCGCTTCATCGGTCTTAACAGCTCTCTGCGGCGCGTCTTCCATGCCATCAGACGATGAAGGGAGATAGTCGTATTCAATATCGTCGGGATAGCCCAGCTTATTAACCGTGCCTGTGTGGTCGAAGATGAGGCAGTGATCTTTACCAGGGGCGGCACGCAGACCGCGCCCCAGAATCTGAATCCAGCGCATTTCGCTTTTGGTTGGGCGGGCGAAGATAATGCAGCGAACATCACTATCAAAACCCGCTACCAGAACACCAACGTTAATGATGATTTTGGTTATGCCCTGCTCAAAGCGGCGGATCGTTAGCTGTCGTTCGTCGTGCGGTGTGCTGGCTGTCATAACTTCAACCGTCACGCCAGCGCTGGCAAATTCAACCGTGACAAAATTGGCGTGGGCGACATCGACGCAAAAACAAATCGTCGGGCGGTCTTCGCCGTTCTCCAGCCAGTTTTTCACAATGTCGCCTACCAGTTTGGCTTCGCTCATCACCTGGCTGAGCTGGTTTTCTTTGTAGTCGCTGCCATAGCCTGCTACGTATGACGTTTCCACTTTGGACAGGTCAGGATGCGAAGGCGCATAGAACTCATATTTGCTCAGTGCACCAATGGCGATCAGCTCCTTCATCGTCGTTGGCTTAATCAGGCGCTGGTAGTAATTGCCCAGGAACTTAGCGAAAGGAGTACCGGAAAGGCCGATCACCTTTGTTGCTGTGTTGCGAGTAAGATTGTCGATAACCTCAAGCAGTTTTTTGCGCTTCAGGTGGGCTTCATCAACGATCAACAGGTCGATATTGTCCGGGAACTCACGGCGAATCAGCGTATCCGCACTGGCAATCTGGATCAGAGCTTTGGGGTTGTATGACGGGTGATCACGCCAGACATAACTGATTTCTTCGCCAGGAAGGCCGTATTCCATGAATCGGGCTGCGGTCTGGTCCAGCAGAACCGTATACGGAGCCACAAACATTACGCGCATTTCACGGCTGACAAAGCCATCTGTGATCAACGCGGCTATTGCTGTTTTGCCGAACCCTACAGGGGCGTAGAGCATGAAGGAGTTATTCTGTTTCCAGGCGCTGCGCAGCATGTTTAACGCGACGATCTGTTTTTCGCGGGGCTGAATGTTAAGCATTAGCAGTAACCTCCCCGAAGGCCATAGCCACCAGCTCGGCGATGACAAACTTAGTGCGCTGACGCTGAACCGACAACGTAACGGTTTTGGTCCCGTCTTTGCGCTGGCGGCCTTTCAGAAAACCGCCGTGAATGTGTCGAATAAAATATTCAGAGTTAGCCAGGCGCGGGACACTGCGTACCCGTCCGAGATTGCTGACTTCGTAGGCTTTGGAATATGGCTCAACCGGAACCGGGGCCCATTTTTCGTTAGCGTCTGAATAAATCATTTTGGCTCCTTTTGGATGGCTAAACGTCTGAACTTCCAATCGACGTTTTCAACCCCATACAGTGATCTATCTGTTAGATCATTCTCTTCTGGTAAAGCTGTTCCAGCCCTTCGGGCTAAAACCCAACACCGCCCCCTTTCCCCCAACCCAGATTCAGAAAATCAAACCCTGGGTGGGAGCGACGTATATCCCCTAACCGCTGGGGTATACCTCGTGCAAATCTCTCGCAATCGGCGGTTTGCCGTCCGTCGTGCGGCGTTCTGCTGCCGGAATGACACCGGCTCGGCCTCGAACGCTTCCTGGTACGCCTGCGAATACGCCATCGCGATTTTTTCCCGCATACCTGCCGGGAGTGTTGCCAACTGCTCTTTAATCCACGGGGCGTCCTCACGAGCAAAAACCGTGGGCATAGTCACGTGGAAATATTCGTCCTGGTACATTGGCCCTCCTGCTTACGTGGTGAGCCTCACAGAGTTAATTACCCTGAATTTGAAGGTCCATTTGGTGTGTCGTCAGGGGAGCAGAAGACCATGAAAAGTAGCGCTAAATGCTCCTGCCACTTAGCCATTACCTGGTAACTGTTCGCTTCGATTTGAGCGCGTTCATCGCGATCGATTACGCCGTCAGCGGTTGCCTTCCGAAGGTATTGAGAGTGTTTTCCTATCCATTCAACCGACTCCATCAGTCTTTGGTTGATATCCCCGTTATCGACATCTTCAACATCGGTAAGCGGTACGAAAACTCCTCCAGAGGCTTTCGCAATAGCATTCGCAATATGGTGCGAACCACCAGCGCGCTGAAGAACCATTGCCCACCCAAACGGGAATACCTGATCGCCATCAGCACGCAGACGGTTGAACAACGAATTCTCAGTCACATCAAGCCATTCGGCTGCTTCTGCATACCCGCCAGGTAATTCCGCGATCGTCTTTTTGATTGCGGCCACCAGCCAGGCTGGCTGTTTCTCGACTTTCCAATCAGGTTGATTACCCACGGTTTACCTCGATTAGCTGTGGTTACTTTCACTGCTGGTTTGATGAATAATTGACTTCACCAACCTGGCAGACTTTGTTAAGACGATTTTTTATGGCTTGGGAAAGGTCTAATTTCCTCTCCCTTAACGCTTCCATCTTGTTGAATGGTCACATAAATATTTCGTCCGCTACGAATAGCCTTACTTATTGCGCATTGGATAACGCCAAAGTCGCTGGCAGTTTTTTCCTGACCGTGAATCTTGGCGTAATCAGCTAATGTCATACGACTCATGGACACGCTCCGTATTGATACATGCAACAAAGAATACTTGGGGTATTTATTGGTGTCAATATGAAAGGTATTTTTAGTTTTAATAGTGATGGTATTAGAATGACGTTATGGAACCTAAAAAGAATCTGACGACAGAACAGCTTGCAGATGCAGCACGTCTTAAAGCTCTGTATGAGTCAAAGAAGAAAGCGCTAGGTGTCACCCAATACTCAATCGCTGATGAGCTGGGCATTACGCAAGGAGCTGTAGGGCACTATCTAAACGGGAGAAATGCTCTTAACCTCACCGTTGCCGCTGCATTTGCAAAGATTCTGCAAGTATCTATTGCTGATTTCAGCCCTTCCATTGATGAGGAAGCGCAGAAAATATTGGCAAATGAGACATCCAATGTGAAGCTGGTCGGTCCATATAAGCAAGGAAAGGAGTATCCATTGATCAGCTGGGTGCAAGCTGGAGCCTGGGCAGAGGCAATTGAACCTTACTCAGTCGATGAGATCGATGAATGGTTCGAGTCCGATACAAAGGTTTTTGGTAAAGCCTTTTGGTTGCGTGTCGAGGGCGACTCGATGACAGCGCCTACTGGCCTTAGCATTCCTGAAGGGACCCTAGTCTTAATAGATACAGGCCGGGAAGCTATAAATGGCAGTCTCGTTATCGCAAAAATGGTAGATGCGAACGAAGCAACATTCAAAAAGCTCATAATAGATGGCGGCCAAAAGTACCTTAAAGGGCTCAATCCGGCGTGGCCACTGAAAGAAATCAACGGTAACTGCAAAATCATTGGTGTGGCTGTGCAAACCATGATGCGCTTGGTTTAAGCTTCAAACCCGGTACTTCACCGGGTTTTCTCTATACAATCTCCTCTCCCCCTTCACAAAAAAATACCTTTATAATTCATATCCATATCATAAATCCGCCCAAAATAAATACCCAGAGTATTTACAATAAAGAATACCCTTGGTATTCTAAAATTACACCAGCGGAAAAACACCATACGTAAACATTACGGACGGTGCATTAGCTGAATGTAGTCGAACGGCGCGACTTAAAACCATGCGTCGGAACCGTGGCGAGGCAGGAGGCCGGCAATACGGGTTAGTGAATTAATCAAAGGCTTCGGGCCTTTTACTAATCCACTGAGGACTAACCCATGACAAATATCGAATTCAGTGCCTGCGCCTACGAAGCCGCTGTTCAGTTCAGTGTCCAGCAACGTTTTGCAGCGATGATGACGCACACTCATAACTGGAATGTGAATCGCCGCGGCGCAGACATGATTGCTTTCATTTTGGATCGTAAGGCTGACTACAAAGCGGCTTACCCGGACATGCTTACCTCCGATAACACTATCGTTAACCAGCAGCACTTTACCGATTTCATTATGTCTGGAGTCTGGCGCCTGCAATAACCGCTTAAGCTCTGAATCATTCCTTGCATTGCTGTGTAGCCTTGGCAGTTATCCAGTCTTCCACCAATCAAACAGGAGGAAGAGGATAATGTTCTGATGGGTAACCGCCCTTTTTCTTCAATGTGTCCGCTCCCGGTGTTGGCTGGGCTGCCCAACCCAGCGCGGGTTCAACTCCTGCCGGATACCTAATTAATCGGTGATTTATATGACCTTCCGTAACGTTAATTTACCTTACGGCGATCTTATGCGCGTCCCTCGTGGTGTGCAGGCTGTTCGCAACCCTAAATCATTCGTTCGCTTCTGGCGGCAGAGCTGGCTGTACAGGCTTCTTACCCAGAAAGGCGATCCTTGCTGATAACTGGAGATAATTATGTCCGAAACCAAAAATACCACGCCGTTTAGCCAGCAGCTGGCGTACATCAACAAAGGCACTCTCGATGCCGAGCTGACCGAAGCGCTGGCCGAAGTCATCAAGGCTGTACGTGAAACGGGTAAAAAGGGAGCTGTGACCCTTACCCTTAACTGTTCAATGCTGAATACCCGTGACGAAAACACTATGAAGGTCACGCCAAAAGTAACCCGCACTATCCCGGAACTGGACCGCGCCGATACCATTATGTTCTCTACCGCTGATGGCGATCTGCTGCGTGATGACCCGGCGCAAGTTCAGATGGATTTGAAAGTTATCGAACAAGTGCCACAAGCTGCGCCTATTAAGCTGGCTCAGTAATCCCACCCTCTTTTTCAACACACCTCTCTAAAGGAATTATTCAATGTCTCAAATTGAAGGCTCTGCCGTGCACGACATCCGCGATCTGGTTGCTGCAACGCTGAAAACTAATACCGACATCCCGTCCGTCGTCGTCCCGGATGGCTTCGATATCAAATCGCTCGAAAGCCTCCAGATTGCCCCGTCTCGTATTCGCCAGAATACAAACCTGATCTCCCCCGGTTCGCTAATCGCATATATCCAGCGATTCCGTGATACGCGTTCTGTTGTTTTCGCCGATAAGACCAAAACCCGGATCGTCGCGGTGCTGGACTTCCACCAGGACGCCGATAACCCCCACTGGGGAATGCACAAAGCAGTTTATGACTGTCCTTTCTCTGACGAATGGAAGGCCTGGTCTGCAGCTGATGGTAACAAGATGAACCAGATCGACTTCGCCGAATTTCTGGAAAATAACATCCAGAACGTCGCGCCTGTTGGCGATAACTACTCTGGCCCGTCAGGTACCGAGCTATTGGAAATGGTTCTCGCATTCCAGGAGACCCGTAAGGTTGAGTTCAAGTCGGTTAAGCGCCTGCAGGACGGAACCTGTCAGTTCCAGTACAGCGATGATAAATCCGGCTCAGGCAATACCAAAATCCCGGAAAAAATCAGCCTGGCAATTGCGCCTTTCCATAATGGCGCACCGTACCAGATTGATGCGCGCATTCGCTACCGCCTGCGCGACGGTCAGTTGGTCCTCTGGTATGAGCTGATCGAGCCGAAAAAAATTATTGAGCACGCCTTCCAGGAGATCGTAGCCGATATGGAAAACCAGCTCGGCGATGAACTGCCTATCTACGAAGGCTCCATCTAACCCATCCATTCCGTGTGTTGTTTTATGCGCCTCCAGGTGGGGCGCATAGCGAAGCACTCCCTAATTCAAAAAGGTGACCATATGCCCAGCTTAGGCCAGCTCTATAACGATAAAGAATCCGGGTTAACAACCCGTAAAACCTATAACGTCCCGATCGCCTCAATTTACGCGGAAGAAGGTTACAACGTTCGCGAACTGAATCAGGCGCATGTCGATGAGTTCCGCGATGCGTTTATTGCCGGTGAATATATTCCGCCGCTGGCCGTAGAAGTTACTGAGCGTGGTGTGAAGGTGATCGACGGTCACCACCGCTATCACGGTGCGCTCGCTGCTATCGCAATGGGACACGATATCGTGCGCCTTGAGTGCAAAGATTTTGTTGGTACTGAAGCCGATAAGATCGCGTTTATGGTGACTAGCTCGCAAGGGCTGGCACTTACTCCCCTTGAACGTGGTGCGGCGTATCACCGCCTTCAGAATCAGGGATGGAGCCCGACAGAGATTGCCGCAAAAGTTAAGCGTTCAGAGTCCGATATCCTTCAACATCTCCAGCTTCATGAATGTACCCCATATATCAAAAAGCTGGTTCGCGATGGCTCTATGAACTATGCCATTGCGATTGGCATTTCTCGTGAACATGGCATTTATGCAGACCGGGAAGCCGCCAGGCTGATGAAAAAAGCAGAAGCAGCCGGGAAAACGAAAGTCACAAAGAGCATCGCCAAGCCACAATTCAACGCAGGAAAGGCGCGGAAGTTTCTGGAGATCATCTCATCCTGCAAAGAGACCACCAGCGGCGGGCTGATCATTGAAGTACCGCCAGCGATGCAGGCCGAAGTGCTGTCGATTCTTCAGGAATTCCGCTATGAAACATCTTCGCCTAAAGATGACGAGCAACCAAATGATCAGACCTCATCATCTGAAGAAAGTGATGCCGCATGACAGAAACTATCCTCAAATGCCCTACCTGTGGGGCTTTAGCTCAATTCTCCTGGCATGGTCATAGCCCCTATATGCGTTATGGGGCGCTTAAGTGCCCCAAAGGGTGCCATATCCTTCGCGTTACCTATCATGCAAATAGCTTTAATGCGGCAAGGTTGAGGCTGATTAAACAGTGGGAGGAACTTTGTAAATGAACTCTGAATCCCTCAGCAATCGCCCTCTAAGGAAGGCGCTAATCCTGAACGGTATTGCGCTGATCGCAATCATCGTTCTGTCAGCATTGGGTATCTGGCTGGTTAACGAATTGGTGATGTTATGAGCAAAATAGGCGATCATTTTTTTGAATTCCCGGCGTCACGTGGAACTCAGGGGGGGTCAATTGTCCTGATGCTGACAGTTCCTGCACGGACACTAACGCGGGTCCTCGCCAGCGATAACTACGGGGACACCCTTGATCGATCTCAGCGAGAACTGAACCCCGCCAGGGCGAAAAAGTTTTATCAGTATCTCGTTGAAGCATACGAGAACAAGGAACCGTTCATTATTCCGCCGCTTGTGGGTAACTGCGACTCGTATGTTGAATTCGAAGAGTTCGGAAACACTAATGTCGGGGTGGCCCGTTTCCCGATGGATGCCGAGATTAAATTGTTTGATGGTCAGCATCGTGCAGCCGGTATTGCGGAGTATTGCCGCACCATTGATGAACCGATCCATGTCCCCATGATGCTTACTCTCCAGTTGCCACTGAAGACGCGGCAGCAGTTTTTCTCTGACATTAACAACAATGTTTCGAAGCCATCTGCGGCTATCAACATGGCCTATAACGGGCGCGATAAGAACGCGCAGGAGATGGTCAGCTTTATCAGTTCACACGACGTCTTTTCTGAAGTCACCGATTTTGAGCATAACGTCGTTCCCGCTAAAAGCGATAAGTGGGTGAGCTTCAAAGCCCTTAGTGATGCCACGGCAAAATTTTCAGGTTCCTGCTCAAAGGATGATCTTGAAGGGTTGTGGAATGCGTGGCTAATGCTGACTGGTTTAGATGATATTCGCCAAGGTACGAACCAGGCAGAGTACAAACGTGAATACATCCAGTTCCATGCAGTGATGATTAACGCCTTCGGCTACGCAGTGCAGCGGTTAAGCGAAGGCCGGGGAGTTCGCGGGGTCACGCTGATGATTGAGGACCTGGTAATGAATACCGGCATTGCCGAGCGCGAAGATTTTTTCCTCATTTCATCATGGGACGGGATTTGTGCCAGCTGTGAGAAAGCCAGGCCAACGGTCATTGCGAATGTATCTGCTCAAAAGGCGGCTGCAGCACATCTGATGGATGCCATCGTGAATAAAAACTTGTCTGTTAGCCGCGGTAAAGAGGCCAGCCATGACTGATATCACCGAACTGACTAGCGTACAAAAAAACGCAAATATTCACCGTTTATCCAGGCTCATTGCCTACGCATCTAACGACGAATTGCGGCAAATGGCTGTTGAAGTTGAGATTTACACGGTTCGGCTCATAGAAGCGCTGGAGAAGGCTAAGGGGATGGAAGACTACTGGAAAACTCAATGCCGTGGGATAACAGACCACTGCGAGGAGTTGCAGGCGCGCATCGCCGAGCTGGAGTCCCGCACCGTGAAGCTGCCGGATGATGAAGATGGCCAGGCATACGGATTCGGAAAATGGGCAAACGGGAAACTCCCTGCGACAGCTGGAACCATGACAATTGCATATTGCGAAGATGCCTGGCGGGCTGCCTTTGAGGTGTTCTCGTCTACCGCTGGCATCAAGGTGGAGGCTGAGTGATGGCTATAGAAAACCCGAGTTCATGCCCGCACTGCGGCGGTGAGAATGGATTCCACACGAAAGAGGTTGTGGATTTCAAGCAGTTTTATGCTTGGGATGGTTCATTCCTTGAGGGGCAGCACACCAGCGGAATTCGCGGCGGGAAAGCATTCTACTGCTGCGACTGCGGTCGGAATATAACATCGCGCATCAATAAGCCAGGAGCCAACCAATGACCAGCAAATTAACCAGAGAGCGCCTGCAGGAAATCGCTGAAGATGGATTCCTGAAGCATGGCGAAAGCAAAGATCTTGCCCGCATGGTGCTGGCTGCAACGGACAGCGAGCCGGTGGCGCTTCAACCTGAGCTGGCAAAAGTTATCTATCACTTCCGTGACTGGAATGAAGGATTTCCGGTTGAGCTGTTCAAAGCCGACTACGTCATTAGTTGGATGCTGGCAAATTATCCGCCAGCGCAACCAGCAAAGGACCGAGAGCAGGTTCGCAGCGAGCACGCAGAGTGGTCACAGGCAACATTCGGCAATGTCGGCCCGGTTGGCCCGCTGAAGCATCTTTCGAAAGAGGCTCTTGAAGCAGCTGCCGAACCCGGCGACCTCAGCGAGTGGGCTGACATGCAATTCCTGATGTGGGATGCGCAACGCCGTGCCGGTATCACTGATGCGCAGATTACCCAGGCGATGATCGAAAAGCTGGCGGTGAACAAGCAGCGCTCATGGCCGGAGCCAAAAGACGGGGAACCAAGGCTGCACATCAAAGAACGACCTCGTAAAAAAGTAGATCGCTGTGATGTTTGTACTGAAGGGGCTCGCGGTGGGTGTGGAACGTGTATTTTTAACGGTAATTTTGAATGAGGTGCTTATGACTTCTACAGATTTTATGGAAGAGAAAGAAGTATTCGAATTACTGGGCAAGAAAAAAACAGCAGTATGGCGTTTACGTAAAGATCACGGGTTCCCTCCCCCCGTCCTCACTTATCCTACGCGTTATAGCCGCAAGGCAGTAACACGCTGGATAGAGGAGGGAGGGATTAATCGACAAATATGATAATTAGTAATTTATTTAATTATCATCATTCAACATTTGCTCAAGGCTTTCCATGCATCTCGGCAAGCCTTGCAATCCTTCATGATCAAATGATATTTTTTCTTTTTTGAGAGTAAATTTATGCGGGACTTCGATAATTCTATAAAAATCAATCGGGGTCTCTCTTTTAGAGAGAGACATCATAACACTGAAAATAGTTGTATACTTACAACGAAGACCAAAAGTTATTTCGGACAGATATATTGATGAATTTTGCAAACCAACATCCGATAACATTCGCCACTCTTCTTCATACTTCCACGGTTTAGCCTTTCTCAAAAATATATCATGCTCTATTTCTGTCTTTGCCTGTTGATCCCCGGCTAACATCCTATGTATCTGACTAATCTTTATCTCTCTAGATTCACTTGTATAGCTTATTGGTCTTATTTTATTAGCAACGTTTTCAGGTATAGAATAACCTAAGCAAAGGCCTTTATGGTTATCAGCATAGTGAGCCCACATCAACGGACACTTATCTTTTTTTGACAAAGAAAGCACCCCTCTGTTATACCCTGACAATATAATATCCCCAATCGTATTAGCTAATACTTGTTCGATAGTCGGAGAATTATAGTCGTAAAGCCCGAACGAAAACTCAGAATAGATACCTGAAATTATTTTATCCGTTTCACTCATGCTTAAAAGAGAAATTTTGTCAGTGGTTTTTGGACCTTTGTAACGTAGGTTTTTCGCAGCTACCTTTAATTTCTTTTCAGAGTTTTGCTGTAGAAGCGTTGAAAGAACACTCCGTAACTGCTCCTCATCATTCACATCATCAAATATTGTAACTTTGCAATCTAACGGATCATTAAATTGGATTGGGTTTGCAAAATACAAGTAATCATCAATTATCAACTCCATACAATCATCGTTAAAACTTTTATATTTAAATAATTTTTTAGGAGTTTGCATATTGAGACCTTTGATATGTGATTAACATTAACTTAACTTTGTTTTTTTACATGCCAAAAAATTTTATCTGCATAAAGTTCATAAGCTTCTTTCTGTTCCACCAGCCAATCGTGCTTGTTATACACTGCCATCACTCCTCCCAGCTCATGCCCCAGCATCTTTTCGGTGACATGGGGCATAACCCCTTCCCCTGATAAATTCGTCACCAGCGAGCGCCTGAAGTCATGTGTTCGCCACTCTGGTATATCAATTTTATCCCTTAATTTTTTCATATAGAGATTTGCTGACGAGCGATCTATAGGCTTGTCCAGTTCCTGGCCGGGAAACAGAACATCGTTTCCTGCATTGAGGAGTCTTTCAACAAAAGGTTTCACCTGATCGAACACCGGTCGACGGATAACGTTACCCATCTTGGAATGCTCTCCTGGCGTCGTCCAGATAAGATCATCCATGTTGAATTCGCTGGCGGTAGCCAGACGCAGCTCTGATAGCCTGGCTCCCCACAGCAACAGCAGCTGGTGAAGCACCTTGTTAGAAGTAACGATTTTGTTGTTTTCAAGAGCTAACCATATCTTAGCCAGCTCGGTATACGTCAGAACCCGGCTCCCCACATCAGGTTTTTTGCCAATGGTCTTAACGCTAAGCTTCAGGACTTCGCACGATGGGATCAACTGGCGGCTGATACACCAGTTCATGACAGAACGTAGCTGTAGAAGAAGCACCCTGGCCTTTTTGCTGTTCTTCTTTTCCTGCTTATCAAAGAAACGCACCCATGCAGAAACAGGAATGTTTACTACCGGGGCGTCCGGGAATTCTGTGTACATCGTGTTGTACACAACTGACTTGTACAGCGTCTGAGTGTTCGGTTTCAGCGTTTCAACATACTTACTCCACCACTGATCTAAGCACTCTTTTAGAGTCAGCTCGCCATCTTCTTTGGCAAAATAATTTTTAGGGTTTAGTCCCTTGAGGTACAATTCGCGCATCTCACCGACGACTACACGCGCCTCCTTGAGAGACATAGCGGGATAGCGGCCAATGGAGAGGCGAACGGGCTTACCGTTCCAGCGATAGCGAAACTGGAATGTGATCGTGCCTGTGGGAGTTATGCGTACACTCAGCCCGTCACCATCTGTGACCTCAGCTGCGCCGCTGTATGGCTTAGCATTGATGCTACGGAGTTTGGTATCACTAAGGGCCACGGCTCTGTATCCTGTACACACTGAAATTCTGCATTCTGTACTCAATGTGTACGCAATGGCAAGTGAACGAAGTGATTTTCTAAGCGAATCGATGCGAACGGAAAGGAAATAAAAGGAATGAAATGCTTGATGGTACGGGGAATGATAGGATAACATGCAACACAAGCTGAACGCTTAAAAATCAGTAAGTTCTATGTCCCCTTAGTTAAATGGATATAACGAGCCCCTCCTAAGGGCTAGTTGCAGGTTCGATTCCTGCAGGGGACACCATATAAACGTTGCCCGCCATTCACCACCATGACCTAAACGCCAGCCAGAACGTATTCTTCTCGTAATCATAATTAGCCAACGATTTCAGTATGGTTAGTCCTGCCAGAAAGGAACGTGTCTTTGTCAATCACGCACACAATAAACCGACAGCAACGCGCATTTCTGCGTACAATACCTTCTGACTTTTTCAGTCACTAGCCGCGACCTTTTATAACCTTCTCTGGACGATACAGGAGCCAGGCGTTGATATGAAACAGATCACCCTCAGCGATATGCAGCAGCAGAGCGAAGCGGCAGCCAGTGCTCCGCGCCTGCGTGCCCATCGCAATTTTCATCCCGAACTAAGCGACCCAATACAGCGTCTGGCCATCGCCATGGAACCCGGCACCTATATCCGCCCCCACCGGCACAGGCATACTTTCGAACTTTTGCTGCCGCTGAAAGGCCGTTTTGTGGTGCTGAATTTTGATGACCACGGCGTGGTCACCAACCGGGTGGTGCTGGGTGATACCTGTACGGCGCTGGAAATGGAGGCTGGCACCTGGCATACGGTGCTCTCGCTCGACGCAGGCGGCATGGTATTTGAAGTCAAACAAGGCGCTTATCAACCGCTTGCCGAAATGGACACTATGGCCTGGGCGCCTGCTGAAGGCCAGCCAGGCACTGCCGAAATGATGGCCTGGTATGCCATCGCGCAACCGGGTGACCGCTTCCTGTCTATGCCGCAATAACTACAGGTAGGTTCGACAGGCGCCGCAGGCGTCTGTTTGATACTTCCTGCCGACCACAAAGTTTGCCAAATTGACCGTCCCTTTTTTCGTGCTCCGCTCATACTCACCTTAAATATTGCTGCTAAACAGGAAGAAACGCTTATATTCAGCAAACTATTTTTCTCTACGAATAAGAGATGATAAGATAACGGGAAAGAGTAAATATGCGGCAGCAAAACAATAAAAACAGCCAATTTATCGATATATTATTCTCAATGTGAATGGATTTTGTTAATCAGGTAAAGGAAGTCAGCAGAAAAAAATAAATCATTGTCATTGATGCTTTTGCTCACCATGGCGATTTATTTTTTCATCGACATACAATTCTTATGAATATTACAGAACGGAATATCTGGAAGCTAAATAATTTACCGCCAATGGAGTATTGCTCTCTGGCGCGGGCGCAAAAATTATTAAACTGCGAACTGGAAGACATTCTTCACTGGCATGATATAGGCGCAATCAATCTATGTCTTAAGCTTAACCCAACGCCGGGAATATTAAAAATCGCCGTCCTCTCCCATCAGGAAAAAGAGGTAACCAGCGCGTTTAATCCATTTACCTCAGTCGAGGCAGGAGAAACAGTCTGGTCGCAACACTCCCATATCCGCAGCATTCTGCGGCTTGAAGGCGATATTCCGACGATGGAAACCCTGCGCGGAAATACGGTAACCCAGTTCAACGTAAAGGTATTTGCTTCAGGGCTCTGGCATCCACACTGTCGGAACCTAATGGCGCTGCTGGAGGCGCCAGATGATATTCTTTTCGAAAACCGCCTCAGCATGATGCTGCCGGATAAACCATTTGTTTATTGTCATTTCATTCCAGAGGAAGACGAACGCCCCTCGATATCATTGAACCGCATCTATATCACCAGCCAGGCCATTGAGAAAATATACGCCCACAGTATTAGCGCCCGGCCTATGGACGTGACGAAAAATCCGCTACTGGATCAAACCCGTTACATCCAGCAGGAATTAACCGTCCTGCCGCAAAGTGAGGTATTGCTGGAATTTATCCATTATCTTGTTCAGTCCCATACTGTATTTAATGAGAAGTTGCAGAGTATGGCTGAGCCAGACAAGACTCAGCTCTTTCATCACGTGCTGGAAAGGCTTAAGGAAGAAGGCATGCTTATAGAGAATGCCCAGCCCGATGAAGGCGATATCGGCAGCGAAGCCAGCCGTGAGTCGCAGTTCGCCGGCGAGTAA